ATTCTCTATCACCTCACCATCAGGAAGGATATCTAAATCCCCTACAATACCACCTATCACAATGAAGGCAGTGAGTACAGCACCTGCACCCCAAACCCATTTCTCAAGTGCTCTGATCCTTTCTCTTACATCTTCATTTAGTTTGGTGATTCTCTCGTCTGTCCTATCAATTCTCTTATGAATCAATTCCATTCTACGAGTAGCATTCTCTAGAGTACTATCAAGGACAGCAATCTTTACGTCTTGCTCTGAGTCTTTGTTAGTAATATCAGTCATTATGCTCTATAGATTACGTGTTCAATTCTTGCTTCATCATCCCAGTCATCATCACTTTCCATCTGAGTAACAATACCAATACCAAAAACTAGAACTGCAATAACTGCACCAGCACCCCAGACTTGCTTCTCTATACTACGCAGTCTCTGATCTAATTCTTCCTTATCTTTATTCTTAAACTCATCTAAATCCTTTTCAATAGAATCAATACGTGATTTAAGAACAGCAATCTCGCTATCTTGTGTTGATTGCTTCTCGTGGTAAGCAGAAAGTTGTGTGTTATCAATCATGATACTTTATTTCCATATGAACTTGCTTCTGTTGAATCGGGATTATCTCTTAAGTAATCGGTATACCTAAAACCTGATCCTTCTGGGTATATGTATTGTCCATTCTCATCAAACTTACCTGAAGTGTCTGCTATCCTAGACTCCTTTGATGGATATTTAGGATAAGGTCTTATCCCTGCTCTCATCTCATTACCTATTCTCCTTCTTCTCTGATTACCAGTCTCATGACCTTCAGGCATAGTAGGCCAAGAGGATCCTAAGATCTCCTTAACCATCTCCTTAGTGTAACCACTCATTTTATTTCCTGTCTATAGTTTAAAGGTGGTGCATCCTTCTTACCAGATACTCCACCAGTCTTGGGTGGGAATGCGTCCTTAAGTTGAAGATACAACTCTTCAGCAACCACCTGTCTTATTTGTTCTATTTGCTCAGACTGTCTTCGCTCTGGACCACCAGTGTTCTGATCGATGACATGATTGCCACCAACAAAAGCACCAGTACCTAGCACGGTTACTGCCGTGCCAGTAGAAGCAATCTTTTGCAAATCCATTAGAATCCGCCAGGAACAGGAAGACCTAAACTAGCTTGAGGTGCAGCAGAAGGTGGATTTGTACCTACATCTCCTGTAAGAGCACCACCAGCAAGACCACCTAAAGCAGCACCACCAATGGATTCTATTGCATCCTTCTTGATGTCTTCAATAATGGCATCTTTATTTACATAGACGTATGTTCCTACACCTATGATACCAGCGAGTGTTACTCCTGATGCTACACTTATTGCATTAGCAATAGCATTAAAATTAAATTTCATGACTCTATAATTTGTAAGGTTTGTCGTCAGTAGTGATCTTAAGAGGTGCTTGCTCAATCCTAATTGTTTGAGTAGGACCAGCAGATCCAGCTTTCGCTATGATCGCCTCAATATCTTTAGCAGTAACAGGAGGAGCACCGTTGCCGTTGCCGTTACCATTCATCTTCATAGTACCATCACCCTTCTTAGAAGCCGTCTGGATCCCGAAGCTAGCTAAAACCCCAGTGAACACCGAAGCTATAAATGTTGGATCAATTTTTTGCTGTGGTATACCTGGTATAGAAACGTAGTTCAAAGTCAATATCCCACCGCTCCAGGCAAGAACAGTAATTCTGACCATTGTGGAGATGATTGCTGCCTGCTCTTCAGGGTCTGGTAGTATAGCATCTTTGACTTTACCAAAGACACCTTTCTTTTTTTCTTCTACCTCTTCAGTTATCTCCTCTTTCACTTCTTCTTCAGCCATATACCTATTGCAACTGTTCTATATATAATCCTTAACCTTCATTTGTAGGTTGCTTCTTCTTACCAATATTGTACTTAGACTCAAGAGTCCAGTCACCCTTATCCTTATACGAAATAACTTTTATCTGACTTAAAGGTGCAGCATCAGAGATTCTATCAGCATCAGATATCTCAACTAATCCCCAATCACTTAGTAGTTGTATAATTCTATTTCTTCTTTGTACATCATTCAAAGAAAGATTTGCTCTCTTACCATCTAAAGCAAATAGTTCTTTAAAATGTACTATGTAATACGATCCTTTCTTATGAAGTATGTGACAAGATTGAAACAATTTTCTCTCTTTTTTAGAAGCAACTCCAATTCTAGTTAATGTCTCACGCACCTTTAAAAAATCATCAGGTTCCTTTAAAGTCACCTGCACCATGTCTTCCTTAGACCAACTAAGTTCTTCGCTCATTTCTTTCCTCCCCTATTCAGTTTGTTTGTAATAAAAGTAATTTGATCAGGAGTCAGAATGCTAAGAGCCTGTCTTGCTTTTTCATTACTATAGCCATAGTATTTTTTGACAACTTCCAAGTCATTCATCTTCTGTTTTTTGCCCCAAGGTGAAAACCTTTTACGAGACCTCACTATATGTATATAAAAATCATACTGAAGTTGCTTATCTAATGCTGAATACTGATTCATCTCATTGGCATACATGATAGTATCCATATGGTGAGACATACATTTATTAATTACATAAGGGGAGTAATTCTTTTCCCAACCAGGATCATCTCCCATGAGATATTCCTTACTATAGTTGAGACTATTCAAATAATCCTTAAGAGGATATCGATCATCATATGGCATTACTTTTTCCTGACTGGTACCTCAATAGTCCATGATGGTGATTCTAATTTAACCATCTTAAACTGCTGTCTATTCTTCTCATAGGTAGCAGCAGGTTCATTACCAGCAGTCTCACCATAATGATTCTCTTTGATACCCAAGTATTCTAAAACAGCATCATCAACCATATAATAGAGTGTATCCCAAGTAAGGGTTTCTCTTAACTTAACTGCAATACGATCAATGTCACCTCCATCTAGATACTCACCCTTACATATCTTACTAGAGTAATCTCCATATTGAGTTTGAAGTTTTGCTCTTGCTTCTACCAACTTATTAAGGTTGATAGTAATCTTTACATCGTCATCAATTGCCATAATTAGTTAATACAAGTTCTTTACGTTGTTGTTGATCTTTCATATAATCACCTACTGATCTCATTGTATATGTGTGATCATACTCATATGCATTCCAATCGATAAAACGATTTCTTACAACTTGATCACTATTATATGATATCATCTGATGACTAGTAAATCTATCACATTCTTCTGCAAACATATCATGATCAAATCTCTTATGCATCTCACCTTTCTTACCATATAAATTTGTTCCTATCTCATATGGTGGATCTAAGTATATAAATGTATCCTTTTCATCACTCAACATTCTTTCATAAGAAAGATTTGTTATTGTCCAATCTTCTATTAACTCTTGATAGCCAGGTAACTTATCGATTCCTCTAATTGAAAAGTTGGACTGTGATGCTTGGGCACTGAATGACGAGGACTCAGTAAGACCACTAAAGCTGCACTTGTTGATAACATAAAAATAGACAGCACGATCTCTGGGCGTAGCCTCCTTGTCAAGATTTTCTTTGCATTCCAGAAAAAGGTATCTGGCTCTATCTGTGGAATCGTGTCTCTCTTTGAGGGCACGTAAGTCTTTCGCAATTTCATCTCCATCATCCTGTAATTGTTGCCAGAAGTTAACTAGCGGTTCATAAAGATCATTAACCCATATTTCTAAATGAGGAAAGGTCTTTGTCATGTACAAAGCAACAGATCCACCTCCAAGAAAAGGTTCACGATACTCTTTATACTTACCCATGTCTGGTAAGAACTGTGCCATCTTTGTAATAGCACGTGACTTACCTCCAGGATATCGAAGAGGTGTTTTCAAAGATTTCATAATGTAAAGTTGTTGATTGCCATTGGTAAAATACCATACTCAGAACGTTGTATACGTTTGGTTAAAGTTTTTACCGTATCATCTTTTTCAATAGGGACTTTTCCCTGCAGCAGTATTCTACCAGAATCTAACTCTTCTGTCACTATATGGACAGTACATCCTGTAACATCATCTCCACTTTCCAATGCTTGCTCTACAGCATCAATGCCTTTATACTTGGGAAGTAAAGATGGATGCACATTAATAATTCTTTCTGGGAATGAGTTAATAAAATTGGGTGATAAGATCCTCATGTATCCTGCAAGCACAACAAGTTG